AAAATCTAATAAATTGTATCTTTAAGAATGTATCTTTTGATTCTTTTGTAAGTCAAAAATAAAAACTAGTGGTTATATGATATTTATAAAACATTGAGATACTTTTCAATAATGAAATCGCAAACCAAATATATTCTTGTTCTTATTACAATTTTGTACATCTCATGCCCTCTTGTTCAAATTGACGCTTCAAACTATCCAAATAATTACCTTGCACTCACGAATGAACCCTATAAAGAATTACAGAGCGTTACATATCAAGTCGAAGTAAATTTTTCTTTAACTCATTCTTTAATTTACGGTCATCCTGGGAGTAGTAATTATTGGTTCAAAATTTCTCGATTTGATAATCGGACTCCTAACTCTATACTTACAAAGGATGTCCCTCCTTTCCAAGAAACCAATTTAACCTTTAGTAAAGTAATGGGTTCAGCGAGTCCTCCCCATGTTTCAATCGATAAGTTTAATAACACGTATGACATTTTCAATAATACATTATGGATTGATTGCATGGTGGGAAGAAGAATTATTGGCAAATGGATTTAAGACTGTAATTTATGATGAGATTCAAGAATTACGACATAGTGACACTAAAAAATATTCTACTGCTTCTCTTTTATCTGGGAATGCAGAGCATGTTTATGGTCTTTCGGGTACTCCGATTTATGGGTACGGTTCAGAGATATGGTCAGTTACCAATGCTGTTGATTTTAATTGCTTAGGGTCACAGGAGGCATTTGGTAGGGAGTGGTGTGATGGGTATGGGTCTAAGATAGTAAAGGATCCAAAGGCATTACACGGTCATATGGTGCGTGAGGGATTGCTCCTTAGACGTAAATATGATGATGTAATGCCTGATTTGCCGAAAGTAATAAGAAGAGTTCAAGACCTTGAACAAGATGATGAATTGTATGAACAATTAATTGAAACAGCTAAAAGGAGAGCTGATGTTTGGCTTACTTCTTCTTTTACTGAAAAAGGTAGATTAGCAAGAGAGATAGAAGGGGAAACAAGACAAGCTGCAGGTATAGCAAAAGCAAAATATGTAGCTGAGTTTGTGGCATCATTGATAGAAGCAGGAGAGAAACCACTTGTTTATGCTTGGCATCATGCTGTTCATAATATTTTACGTGAGACATTGGCAAGATATGAACCCAGTTTTATAACTGGAAAACAGACGCAAGTACAAAAAGATAGGGCAATACGTAAATTTGTTAATGGTGAAAATGATGTTGTTATTTTAAGTTTGAGGTCTGCATCTGGAATAGATGGTCTTCAATATCGTGCAACATGTTGTATTTTTGCTGAATTAGATTGGAGTCCGGCAGTTCACGGGCAAAGTGAGACAAGAATTGCAAGAATAGGTGTAGACTCAACAGTGGAAGAAGTTCCTGCTTATTATTGTGTTTCACGAAGCGGATTTGATGAAATAATATTAGATGTTTTAGGTGTAAAGAAAGGACAATTTTTAGGATTAATGGGAGATGACCCAGAAGATTCACAAGAGGAATATGCTGCATCACAAAGGATAGCTTCGAGAATAAAACTTTTGGTTGAAAAGTTGACAAATGGTTAATTGATGATTAGAAATAGAGTTGATTAAGGCTAAGATGGCTTTTACAAAGGAGATAAAAATGTCTTGTATTTATAAACATACGTCAGTTCAAGTTTCAGATGAGGAATGGAAATGTCCAAAATGTGGGGCTGGTGTTGAGTATACTAATGAAGTTGGAGATATTACAGATGGATTTGTAATATCTGATTCTGTTAATTATGATTGTGAATTATTGCACGAAGATGATGAATTAGAATGTTGCAGATGTGGATATACTGCATCTGGGTCAAAATATATTAGAGAGTATATAAAAATGAAAAATTTGGTTAAATGTCCTTGTTGTAAGGGAACAGGAGTGATAACAAAAAAGAAGGCTGAAGAATATAAAAATAGATAGGGTTAATAATGAAGCATTTAATTTTTACTGCAAAATATAATAGATTGATATCAAATAATGAAATTTTATCTATATTTCATGGTGCTTGTGAAAAGGCTAATGCTCATATTAGACGTTCTATAGAATATTCTTTTTTTCCTGGTGGTTTTACAGCAGTAGTTATTTTGGCCGAGAGTCATGCTTCAATTCATACATGGCCAGAAACTGGATTAGTGAGAGTTGATTATTTTTCTTGTTCTATGTCTCCCAATTTTGGTGATTTTATAGATTATTTTAGTGAAAGCGGATTTGTTGTGAACAAAGTTGATATTTTGGAGAGATGAGTTTCTTTAGGGAGTAGGGTGAATTTTTGTGAAAAAAATAAGTTGACAAATGCTTTTAGATGAATAAAATGGTTAGTAGATGGTTGGCAAGATGTTGACTGAAGGTAGAGAAGAAGATGATTAGATTATTTGGAAGGCAAGCAATTGAATATAAAAAACAACATCTTTTATGTGAGTTGAACAGATTTAAGGATTCAGTTCATGATGTAGGGATATATAATATCTCCATAAAGGAAGCTGAAGATGTTGTTCGTGTTCGGGAAGATTTAATTTATCTAGATGCTCGTAATGAGGATAATGTTCATAGGTTTTGGAATGCTTGGAAAAATAAGATGGATAAAGAAAAATTTGCCAAAGAAGTATTTGGAGAAATGCTTGATGAGGTTATTGCTTGGATTCGAAAGGAATTAGACCCAAGTGAGGTTTTTTCTGAAGAAGTTTTAGTAGAGTGGGTGACAAGTAATAAAAAACCAGAAGAAGTGTTTTCTTTTGATGACCTAGAAAGGCTATGTAAACATATTGACAGAAGTGTAGATTGATATAGTTTAAGAGTAATTGTTCTTTGAAAAATTAATAAAGTGAATGATTTGGGGTCGATTTGGTTTCGACATTTGACTAGATTGATATTATGCATGTTCCGCTTTGGGTATTCAGCGGATTAAAAAGAATGCTTGAATACAATCGTCAGACATAACGATAGCCAAGTTTGGGCTGAAGCTGCCTAAACCGTCCAAGTGCTGATTGCCTGTGTAGGTATAAGGGCGTCATTTTTACAGGATAGTGACCGTTTTTCATGGGAAACGGTTAGCGAAAATGACCATGAAGAATTTGTATGTAGTTGTCTATCATTGCATGCAAATTATTTAGATAGACTAAACATGTGAAGATTAATATTGAGATGTCTAAATGGACTGGGGTTCGATTCCCCACGACTCCAACTATATGGGAATGATGTGTGGTGGGACACACTGGAAATGGTCAACGAGGCTCTTCAAGTAAGTTGTAAGATATTTATACCTAACCGCATAGGCGAATGATATCTTATGGGTTAATACTGAACAAAGATGCGTTCCAAGCTTTCATGATTTATCTGGCGAGATTTATTGTGTAAAGATTCCATAAACTCGTTTCCGGTTCGAATCCGGACATTCCCCTAGTAATATTGGATACTGTATGTGTCAGGTGGCACAGTTCTGCATGGAGAACTTCTTGAGACAAATAATCTATAACTAGTGAGTGCTGATCAAAAAATGTCAAAGAGAAATGGTTCGATACCAGCAGTATCCTCAATGTCAAAAGATAGTTATCGGGATGTAGCGCAGTCTGGTTAGCGCACTTGCCTTGGGAGCAAGGGGTCATAGGTTCGAATCCTATCATTCCGACAAGAGGAGATTAGTATGGAAAAAGAATTGTTAAGTTTTGAGGATAAAGGGTTTTTATATAGAGTTGTTGCTGAAGATAAAAAAGTGTTTTTAGTTAGACAGGGAATTTTGGTACTAGCACATGTATTTGAAGAGCCGATTAAGGAACGAATTTCTCAGATTATGTTAGATGCTTTAAGAAGTGCATTTAAAGCCGGAGAAGAAAATAGGTCTAGTGATATTCTTGCTTTATTGGGTAAGAAATAAAGGTTGATGAAAATGGATGATTTAATTAAGGCATTGCATATTTTCAGAAAATATACTGATAAAAAATATCCCATTGGATGTGAGCATGATGTTTTATATGTTTATGTTGATCCAGCAGATGTATCAGATGAAGATATAAAAGAATTGGATAAACTTGCATTGTTTTTATATAAATGATGATATTGGATATTGTTTTTTATCATGTCGTTTTGGAAGTGTATAGATTTGTGGAATGGAATTACGACTCAACTACATTACTGTGTCGCCCCAGTTAAGGGGGCGTGGATTGAAACGTGGAATTCGGGACAGTGCGATGTAGCTCAATTGGTAGAGCGTTATTTATTAATTTGGTAAAGACTATAGGTTCGAATCCTATCATCGCATCGAGGAGCAGCCTCAAAACTGCAATATAGGTGAAAGTCCTTAAGGATGTTAACGATGTGAGAACATTTAAGTGTTGTTTTCCTCTGGCGAATTGGCTAAGTCATGAAACCACAAGGCATCCTTGCCACTGTTGCTGTGCAGTATCACAGTGTCTATGTCCTGTAATCAGTTTGTTTTAGAAGACGTTCTAGACAAAGATGAATAAGGAGTAGACCGGGTTTGCTGATTGTCCGAGAAACGAATTAGACCTATATGGGGTGAGCCATACAGCTTGGTGCGATGCCAGGCATTTTAATATTGGCCAATGGCGGAAAGGTAGACGCATCAGAAGTGACCGGTTGTTGTCAGATTAGCTGTTTGATATACAGAAAGGGTCCCAGCCATGTATAGTTATATATATGGTAAAAGTATGATATTAGGGTGCACACTAATTGTAGGTTCGAATCCTACTTGGCCAACTGAAGAATGTTTTTAAATATGTCGAAGGGTTTGTCATGTGAGGAAGGTTGCGATATGGGTTGTGGAAGATGAAAAATAATGTTTTTTATAAAATATATTAGAAATTGGTTTGTAAATAGGAAGAAAAGGATTAAACAAGAAGAGGAAAATGTTCAATGGAAAAGGCTTTGTTATTTAGCAGATAAATATAGGAAAGATGAATTAAACGGTGTTGTTTATGATGAAAATGATTGTGAGTATCCCATTTCATGGGGAGATCAATAACAAAGGTAAAGGTATATGATATGCCATCGTTTTGTGTTTTTTTTACATTTTCATCTGGGATTAACGAAGTAATGAAGGTTCCTGTTGGGACTTGTGATTCGATTCTTAAGCATGTTGAGACTGTTACTAAAAAAGGTGGTTTGAAGATTATAAAATACAGGGATAATCCTTCTCACTGGGAGAGTTGCGAGCCATCAAAAGATTTGGATAATATTACAGTGAGTAACCTTGTTCGTAATCATAATAGTTGGGTTGAAAGATTATATATTAACATGAATTTATGGTCTAAGACTTCTCCGAAAGAATCTGAGGATATGACACCTGAGTTTATGAAGTCTATTTGGTATGGTCTTTCCATGTTAAGGCTTCCTATTTGTAGATGGTCATGGGATTTCTATAAGGAAGAAATGCAGCGTATTTTTGATGTGATGAGAGGAGAATTTGATATTGGTATAGATTGGGGTGAGACTCCTTTGACGCCAAAGCAAGCTATGGGAGTCATTCATCTTTTTGAGGTTTATCTTGATGAAAATGATGTTCGGTTGGAACTTCCTGATGGTTGGACAGATAGGCTTTTGGATGTAGATGAGTATGAATGGTGTGACAAATGTGGAGCGATTCCGTTGGTAAATGAATAAATCAATAACAGTTGAAGGAGATTTTTTGATGGAAGAAGAAAAAAAAGGAAAGAGTGAGATTAGTATTAGAGCCGAAAAGATGGCTAACGAGATTTGGGAAAAGGCATCTGCTGTTAATACTGATTGGTATGCAGATCTGGTTTTGAGACTAGAAAAGTCAATGAAGAGAGCACAAGAGAAACGTGATTTTGAAAAATATATGAAGGATGGAGTGCGTTTTGTTACAGAGAATTCTGATAAGATTTCTATATACAAGATTGTGAGGTCTGACATTAAATGTATTATTGGTGTTGGAATTATGGCGAAAGATGATTCTCGTTGTAAATTTACTGTTGCAACATGTATTTGTGCTCCTCCTGATTTCGATAGATGGAGTGATAAAACAGCTAAAGGGTATATTGGTAATAGACTTAGAGAATCTGGTTATGAAATTGAATATGACCATAATATTGATGAAAAGAAAATTGTTAATGGTATTCATGGAAGGATTTTTAGTGATGCTTTGTTGAATTTTTCAGGACCAGCATTTTTAAGAAAAAAAGTTCAAGAATGGAAAAAAACATCGTTATATTTTAAAGAAATTAAATTGGGTAGAAAACGGGATAAACGGGATTCAGAATGATTGAACAGAAGTATCAGTATGATTATAGATGTCCATTTTGTGATTCAGTGGAGTGGGAGGATTTAACAGAAGAGGGTGAAGTGCTTATGCTGAGTAATCATAAAGAAGTTGATATAAATGAATTAGCTGGTGGTAATTGGAGTGCAAGGTTATCTGAGAGATGGGTTGGTTCTGTTCAAAAACCATATGTTAATGGTATTCCGATTCGTGGTATACAATGTAAGAAATGTGGTAATTTGGCATTTTTTTCGATTTTTTAAATTGCATCGTTTATTTAAATGTGGTGTGGATTGAAACGTATAAAATAGGTCTTAGGATGACGTTAAAAGCATCTTGGTGGAGGCGCAGAAGCAACTATAGCGGATACTATGGTAGTATGTCGTGACTTTGTCCTGGAGTCGTTGCAACATGGATAGTAATTTTTTCGACGACTGTTTTATCCATGTCCAGGACATTTTAAAAAAAATGAAGGATAAAGCCTAGCAAATACGATTTGTTAGGTTTTTTTATTTATTCTGTTATATTTCTATAAAGTCATATCAGTTGCAGTGAGTTTGGAATTGAGTATAATGGATAGTAGTATGGTAGGTTGCTGCTATTTGCGAACTCGAGTTCGTAGCTTGTTGATGGAGTTGATAGATGGATAGAGATATAGTTAAAAGGGAAAAATTTTCTAAAATAAAAAAGCTTCGTTGTTTTCAGAGAGTGCATGAGATGTTATCTCACGGTTATCCTGCACCAGGGGTTGCAAATTTTATTAGAGAACAGGGAGAATATCTGCATGTTAAAGAACAATCTTTAATTGAGGTACTTAGAAAATATAGACAAGAGATTCTTCCTGCAGATGTTTTGGTGACTAGACAGCCACATATTATTATTGATGCAAGAAAACAATATACTGATAAGTTGGAAGAGCTTCGTAGAATGGATGATTTGTATGAAGCTCTTAAATATGAGTTTGATGTTGGACATGCTCAATTTAGAATGCATGGATTTTCAGATCAAGAGCATAGACATACTGCAAAAGCATTGATGGATTTAATTTATAAAATGCATATGGTCAAGATGGACCTTGGTATTTCTGGTCAAAGAAATCTTGGTACGATAACTGTATCACCAGAGAGATTGGAAGAGATTCGTTTAAAATATGGTGATAAAGCAGCTAAGGCGATGTCTGACCCAGTAAGTAGAGCAAGAGTTATTGCTTATCTTAAAGCAGCACAAGATGCAGCTGGTTTGAAGGCAAAAGAAGATGTTGGAGAAATAATTGATGTTAAGGTTGAGAAATGATTACTACTGGTAAAAATGGAAGAAGATATTCAAAGACTACATTTGATGAAGCAATTGGCATCATTAATCATATGAAACAGAATTTAACACCAGAAGAAAGATTGTTAGTTGATATTCTTGGTGAAGAGGAATTAGAAAATCAGGTTCTTGTTAAAGAAGGATTGTTTGGTCATATTTATCATACTCTTCCAGTTACTATGGAGCAATTTATTGATGATCCTTATTTTTTAGGTGAGTCATGTTCTACTATATATCCTGCAATAAAAGAAGATTTGATAGATATGTTTGAACGTCCATATAGAGAGGTAATATTGACGGGGTCTATCGGTGTTGGTAAAACTTATTGCCTTTCAATTGCGATTTGTAGGATTTTATATGAACTATCTTGTATGATTTCACCACAAAAAACATTTGGTCTTTCATCTGGGTCTGAAATGGTGATTCCATTAATATCCAAAAATCTTACATTAGCTAGAGAAGTAATGAAATCAGCAGTTGATGATAAGATAAAAGAATCACCATATTTTATGACTAAGTTTGCTCCTAATATAAAACAAGATTATACTTTATTTCCTCATAATATTAGAGTGAAAATTGGTTCATATGGGTCTGATAGAATTTTGGGTACAAATATTTTTAGTGCAGCATGCGATGAAACAAATTTTCCACCAAAGCGAAAAGGACAACAAATTGCTATAGGTTTTGGTCAGAAATTAAAGGCTGCTCATTTTGATATAGTTGAGAAGATATACAGAGGGTTAGTTAGAAGGATAAAATCTAGGTTTCAGAATGCAGGAGGGGGATTTCCTGGGATGGTGATTTTGGCGTCTTCTGCAGCTACTGTAGAGTCATTTACAGAAAGGAAGCTTAGAGAGAGTAAGGATGATCCTTTAGTTTTTGTTAGGGACCATACTCAATGGACTGCAAAGCCAAAGGAAGAATTCTGTGGTGAATTTTTTTATATCATATGTTCTACATCAGCAACGAAATCAAGGATTCTTAGAGAGGATGAATATGATGCTATAACTGATGAATATTTAGAAGCAAATGATGCTTTTATTATGGATATTCCTGTTGAATACAAAGAAGATTTTGAATCAAATATGGAAGAGTCATTAAGGGATATTGCTGGCTTTTCTACAGAAGCTATTTCTCAGTTTGTGCAACGACCTAAAATGATTTCTGTTTGCACCAATACAAATATTGTTCATCCTTTCGATAGAGAAGAATGGGTAGCTGGCAAGTTCCTTTCAATCTCTACTACTAAAGCATTCCAATCCATAACACCAGG